ACCTTATCTGTTTGGATAGAATATGGATTTTTTACTTGGTTTGGATTATAAGCGCCAATATACGAAGTTTTACTCATATTGCCTAGTGTAGCGCGAGTCATATCGTGACCTTGTTGTTGGAACTTTAAAGATGTATCTCTTAAGAACATAGCAATACCAAATGGCATAACTAAATCATCATTATATCCTGTTTGTGCCTCAGGTCTACCATTTTTCCATACAAACACTTTCATTTCCTCAATTAAACGTCTTGAACGAATTGTTACGGAACGGTCACCAACAAATTCGCGGAATTTATTCACAATTAACGGTCTAGTACGCATTGACATTGTAAATCCAGGGGTCATATCGGATGAACCCTCATATGTCTTTAAATACGACTCTGCTGTGAGTTGGTCTGATTTAGGTGATTGGTATAAATTACGATAACCTCTTTCAATTACAGCATCAATAGTGGCCCATCCAATAGAGGCATTTTCAATTACTAATAATGCTTGATTATATTCTGTGGCAACACCTACTAGAAAGTATCCAAATTCTTTAGTAGGTAATTGTCCCCTATATTCAGCAACTTGTACGTTAGTAGCAATATCAATAACATGACAAGTTGAAAAATCTTTACCATCACCTCTAGCTACGTCAGCTACTACCATATAATCTCTTGTATAGTCTGCTGGTTCCCATACCCAAAAGTTCTGGTCAGCGCCTCTTCTTTCAAGAGGATCTTTTATTGTTGTTTGAGATAAAAATTCAATCCATTCTGAGTGGAATACTACATCTCCAGATGTGCTAAAATCACAATCACATTCTTGTGCTGCTAATCTTGGATCACCTAATAATTCATCTTGACGTTTTCTCCAAGCCTCATCTCGTTCAGGGTGTACATACCAAGGTAACTTAATAGGTAAAAAATCATTATCTTGAGATTCTGCTGATACCCATGTTTTATGAAACCAGTTTCCAGTTCCATACGGTGTTGAAAGTACAATTGCTCCACCACCTGTAGCTAATGTTTGTTGTGCTGATGCCCATATTTCTCCAATTTGTTCAATGAAAGCTGCCTCATCCACTATCAACAAAGAAACGGCTTCTGAACGACCTGCGTCTGAAGATGCTGATGTAGCTTTAATTTGAGATCCGTTACTTAATCTTAATGTTAATTTGTTATGTTCGTCTGCTGGAATTTTAAGCCATGAAGGTAAGTTATCAAACATAAACTTAACCTTTGTAACCATGTTTTTTGCTGTTTCTTGCTTAGTAGCAATACATAACACGTTTTTATCCTTTTGGAATAACATTAACCATAAAGAATAACCTGCGGCTAATGTTGAAATACCTAACTGACGAGATTTTAATACAATTGAATATGGATTATCTCTAAATAAACGTAATGTTTTTTCTTGAAAAGGATATAAATTAAATATTACTCGACCCCTTTGTGGATGTTGAATATTACAGTACTTTTTCATAAAGTGAGCCGGATCTTGGGCACACTTAATGTATTCTTCTCTTATTATTTGTTTTAAATCTTGACTCATAGAGCTATTAATAAGCCCGATATAATGCCAAGAATTCCACTAATGTAACCTAAATTTCTTTGCTGAAGGGCTGTTTTATGTTCTTTTTTATATAGTGTAACCTCTTTATCTTTATTTTCAATTAATTGCTTATAATCGCTTTCATTTTTTACATACAAAGCAATTTGAGCCTCTTTAATTTTAATAACACTATCTTGATTATATACAATTTTATCTAAGATAATAATAGAGTCGCGAACAACTCCCAATTGATTTTTTAAATAATCTTTTTCTGTTTTAACTACTAATGCCTTTTTTAAAGCAATACAAGGTACACAGCAAGTTGAATCATTTAAAAGCGTTTGCGAACTCGCGGGCAGCATCAGCATTAGACATAGCAACGATGCGATTATGTTCTTCATTGTATTTTTCTTTATATTCATTTGCTTTTTTATTTAAATTACCTAGTTTTTTCTTATCCTCATTTATTATAGTTCCTAAAACACAAGCTATAGAATCTAACTGCTTAATTTTAGCAGAAGTAGAATCTATAGCATTATGTAAAGAATCGTTTTGAGCATGTAACCTATCTAATTCAACTTGAAATTTTTTATTAGATGGTAAAGCAAAAAGGACAATTAAAGTAGCTATTAAAGCACCTAATCCAAAACTAATTATAAATTTCATATTATCCAATTAAATCTCCAGTATCAATTTTAACGTCTCTTTCTTTAAACGCTTTAACTAATTCTGGTTTTTTAATAAATTGTTTTAAAGCAGCCATTTTTTTATCTTTTTCAACTCCTTTTTCCATATCTTTTACTTTAGTAACTAAAGTTTTAAGTTTAGATTTAAAGTCTTCAAATTGGTCTGTTGGAATTTTAAATTTAGAAACAGTTTTTACTTTTTCTTTTTCTAATTCTGCTTTAGTAGGTTCTCTGTCTTCATCTTCTGATAAGATTTCTACAATGTATTCTTTAATTTCTGCTTTTAATTCAGATTTTTTCATGATTATAAATATTAACCAAAAATTGTCTCTGTCATTTTCGCAATACGTTCTTCAGTTGAACCTTTTAATTCAACAAAATTTTTAATTTTATGATTACTCCTATAAAGTAATATTTTAATAGTAAAATCAATTAATTCTCTATAACTTAAATCAGTTTCACGAACACCATTATCTTCCATATCAACACCTTCAGGAGACACATAAAATATATAGTCATATTCTTCTAGTAATTTATAAGCAGCATCACAAAATGCCTCTGCATCATAGTACTCAATTGATTTAGCTGCTTTAGTAAACGCCATAACATCAATAACTGTACGATCTGTAATAATGTTTTCATTCATTAATTCAGCACAACGTTCAGCTAAAAATACAAACTGACCTTTTAATGTAGAATCAGTATTCAATGGAATACCTAAATCACGCAAATATTTAGAACGTTCAGTAGCAAAATTATATCCTTCAAATTCAGGTAAAGACATCAAAGCATTTACTAATGTAGTTTTACCTACACTCATTGTTCCACATAAACCTATCTTCATATTAGTTTCTATTTTGACCTGCTTGACCCATTGCTGTTTTATACCACGGAAGACCTTCACGATTACGACGAGCTTCTTTCCAACCGTCTTCGGTATATTGAATACCATGAAGATGATATTCACGTTTACGGTTATCGCCTTCAGGAATCAATGCTGGACCTTCCCAATTATGAAGTTTACCTTCCCAAACATAGGCAATAGTACCATCTGCTTTAGTTAGTTTTTTACTTGGTTCATATTTAGTTTTCATGGTTGTAATATAATAAAAATTCTTTGATTTTCCAAATTAGTTCCAATAAGTCGTATCTCCGTGAATGTTGTCCCAATCACATCCTTTAATCAATTTTTCAACAGATAAAATACCTTGTGCTCCTGAAACTGTAATACCACGAGCTGATAAAGCATCACCTACAAAGTGAACATTTGGGAAATCTACAAGAGCTAAATCACTTGGATAAACTAATGGTTCAGGTGAAAGATATTTTACCTCAGGAACATAAACACCCCAATCATCTTGAAGTGTTGGGAATACTTTTTTCATATCCTCAATAAAATCCTCTATGTAATTCCAATACTCACCCATTCCATGTCTTACAATATCTAAATTATCAATTTGGATTGAGCTAACTTTTTCACCTTCTGATGTTGATGATGGTTTACGAGATGGACTATAATATAATCCAGTTCCAGCAAACTGTAGTTCATTTACTACTTTACGAGACCAAGCAAATGGATCTTCAATATCCTTAATTTCCATAATAATACCAAAATTAGTCATTCCATTTAGATATTTAGGATCTTTTTTAGCATGTCCATTGTAAGTAATATCACCATATGTTTCTTCTACAGCAACATAAGCGGCATTATTATTTGTACAAAATGAACGTAATGAAACGCCTGTATCAAATTTACGGTACAATTTAAAATCGTAACTAATGTCAATTAATTTCTGAAAGTGATGTTGTGGTGCTTCAAATCTAACTCCAATTTGTACTGATTTGGGTTCAGTTTCTAGTTTATAATTATCTTGTATTTGTTGGGCAAAATCAATACCTGATTTACCTACGGCAAAAATAAGTTCATCATAAGATACTTCAAAATCAGGAAATCCTTGTTTATCAATAACATATTGATTTAATTCTTTAACAAATACTAAATTTTTATCAAATACAATAGATGTTACTTTAGCTTCCCAATGAAAATTAACACCTTTAGACACTAAATAATCATACCAATTTTTAGCAATCTCAGATAAATAATCTGTTCCTACGTGCCAAACAGGAAATAATCGTAAACCAAAATACGGTTTAATAAATTCTGGTTCTTCAACTGGATTTGAGCATTGTACTTCTTCTGGTTTAGGATGGAAACGTTTGAAATTATTAATAACTTCATCCATCAATTCCATTGCCTTTTCCTCACCTGTATATTTAGATAATTGACCTCCAATTGCTGTATGATAAGTCAATTTACCATCCGACCAACCTCCAGCACCTAGAAAACCTGTCATTACTTCCTCAGGTTTTCTGTTATAAGGGTCTTTACCCATATCAATAATGGTGATTAAACTACCATCATAACCATTGTCTACTAATTTGGTAGCAGCATTCTCACCTGCTACTCCTGATCCTACAATTACAATTTTCTTTGCCATATATTTAATGCGTTAATATAATAAAAAAAGGTGACGTCTCCAAATTTGGTGACGCCACAGCTGTCATTTTTTTAAGATTTGTTCGACGGGCTATGAATCCGTCTATAAATTATTGTAGTGTTCCAGAATTATTAAATACTGGAATACCAATAGTTTTCATTGCTGCTATAAATTCTGCTACTGTTCGAGGTGCTGGGGTGTATCCTTGAATAGCAGCACTTAAATAATCATTAGTAGTAAAGTTTGTTCCATCTGAAGGGAAATTATAAGCCATTACTCTACATGCAGTAGTACCTGACCCTTGATCTGAACCGTATTGAGGAAAACAAACAGTGTAACTATTTGCTGCTCCTAAAGGTACTCTTTGAGCAACATATAATGGATTACCTGTTGCGGGTGAGTTAAAAGTAGCTTGTGTTGAAGTTGGATCTGTATCAGCATCATAAGCAATTACAAAATCACTACTAGCCATAATTCCTGTTTTATATGCTCCTGAAATAGGACCAAATCCACCCGTTGGTCCGGATGTTGAAGATATTACTGTAAATCCTTTTGTTCCAGCATCTGCTGATGATACTCCTGAAATTATATATGTTGCCATTTTGTTTTATTATAAATATTTTAAATTTAGGACTTAAATAATCCTGTAAAGAAATCTTTTAATTCTCCTCCTTTAATTGCACTTAAAGCACTTTCTAAAGTTGCTAATGATAAATTTTTAGATTGTAAAGCTTTTACTGCTGTTGCTCCTGAAGCTATTAAGAATGTAGCTACAATAGCATGGAACACACCATTAGCTATTTTCTTAGCCATTTCTTCATCCTTTACAAATTTCTTAGTAACTGCTAAAAGAGGAGCCATATATAAGTGGTGCAATTCATCCGCAATGTGACCTAATTTAGTCATCCATTGGTTGTAGGAATCTTCATCTGTTGGTTTTTTACCTAATGCTTTATTAACCATCGAACCAGCTGCTTTACCAAATTTAGCAATTAATCCCATAATAGCAGGAAGTGCTATAGCTATACTAGCTACAGAAGACATTTCGTCTTTTACATCATCTACTACTGATTGTTCTTTATCATCTAAATCAATATCAACTTCTGCTAATTTTTCTTTATATTGACTTTCGCTAATGATACCAGCAAGTTTTTGTAATCGTAATGTTTCTTCTGTTATAATCATGATTTTGTTATAAATATATTAAAAATTATACTATTTCATTCATTTCATAATAAAATGAATCTCCATCTTCGGTTATCCATCTGTCAGATTGGTTTTCAACTGATGGTAATTCTGTATCTACTTTAAATTGTTTTAAATCTTGTGGAAGTGATTTAGTTACCCAATTTGAATCTTTCCAAAATATTCTATTAT